GATAGCTGATTCTGCTGTACTGTATGTAATCGCAGTTGTTCCAAGGGTTGTGTCTGCAATACCTAGTAATGCGTATACAACGTGCTTGGTCATGTGACGGTCTACAGCTCTGCGAGCTTCGTTTAATGCCATCTCTACTTCGTTAAATCTTGAGTCTTCTATCATACGTCGGGTTACACCTACTGCAAGTCCCCACTCTCCAACAGACACTCTTTCAGAGCGCAAGTTAGTGTGTTGGTACTTAGGTGTGTTACCTTCGCTGATTTCTTCTAGGCCCATTGAGGGCTTTGCGAATGTGATATCAATATCACCGCCGGTTTCAGTAGTCATAGGTTCACAGAACATTGACATAGCTGGCAAGTCAGTGACTTTATAGTCTTGAATTGCGTCCTTATAATCAATAAGTACTCTTTCTCCTACTCCTCCATCAACAGCTCCTGTATTAAGGGAGGTGAGTATACCGGGTGCTAAATTTGAGTTTAATGCTACCATAGTTTATATCTCCTTATAGTCCTTGATACAGAATTCTTTGTAATGAGGCTGCACCTGAGTGAGCACCACTTGGGTCAATATAATATCCGATTGCTGCTGCTGCTGAACCTGCTTGTCCTAGGTTACCGTCAGCTAATGTAGCTACACCGTCTCCTAATCCAATTGTTCCTGAACAGTAAGCATTGATTATTATACCGTGACCGGTGATGATGCTTGCTGTGTTACCTGAAGATACTGTTGTCAAAGCAAAACCTAATGGTTTTGAGTTTGCAGATGCGAATTTATCGACTTCTCCATCTGCACCCATTTGAACAGGGTATCCTGCGGTAACAGTACTTCCAGCTGTGAATGGTAAAATTCTTGCTGGGGCACCGCCATCATTAACTAATATTTCTGTTGCCATATTTAATTACCTCTTAGTAATTCTTTGTTTAGACGAATCTTTCCGTCTTTCATCTCTACTGCAAATGCTCGTTCCTTTTCTTCTACAACTGGAGCTTCATCGTCATTGGATTTACCTTTTCCGAATTGTCTCTCTGTAGCTTCTGGGACTGGCATTGCTTCTAGAGCGTCGCTGAATCCAGTCAGCCTTGGTTCATCCCAAGCAGATAGTTCGTCTACGCGTGCAGACTTGTCATCTTCGGATATAGTTCCGAAAACAAGTTGTTTGCTAATAATTGCTTCTACCATCTCAACTTTCCTTGCTTCTGCTTCTTTTGCTTGTCTCTCTTCCTCGGCTACTTTGAAAGATTCTAATTCTTTCATAGCTGCTTTAAATTCGGATTCGATTTCAGCTTTTGAAGCTTCTGCTTCTTCTAGTTGTGTTCGTAGAGAAGCGAACTCGCGCTCGACAATATTCTCTGCCTCGGACTTCACATTGGTTTCTACTTTTTCTTCTGTCATAGTTTCGACCTCTGTCTTCCCGTCTTCACATCCACACGCACCTTCTTGTCCACCACAACCACAGTCGTGGTCGTCATTGGGTGTGGGTGAATCACATTCCTCTCCTATTATGCATTCCTTACAGACGGGGTCCATTTTTTCATTGTCAATGAAACTAACTTCTGTGGGACGTAACTTGGTGGCATATGTGTCACCCATGACGTCAATATCATTGGAAAACCAATCAATACTAACGTGAGTCATATCCCCGTCTTTGACTTTATTCAACACTTCTTGACCATGACCTGTCTTATTATCGACAGTGGCCATCATTTGCACTCCACTCTTACCATTTTCCATCTCAACATACTCAGGGTCAGTAGCCATGCCGATTAAATCCTCAGGCGTTCGTTGATGGTTGATATATATAGGAAGCTCTGAGAACTTCTCTATACTATCTCTTAGGATGGTTGGTTCTATATAAACCTTTTGTTCTTTTTCGTCTTCATTATAAGTATGAAGACCTGAAGTAATAGCAATTACTGGAAATGAGACAGAATCTACACCTTCATCATTGCTATTAAACATAATTTCTGGACTTTCGTCCATTGGGATAGCAAATGTACGTTGTACAGCTTCGGTTGGTATACCTTCTGTCGCAAATTCCCGCTCTACACCATTTTCTTCAGCCCACATGCTACACATGCTCGCCGCCTTCTCTGCGTGGTCTTCAAAACCACGTTTCTTAAGAGAGGCACTTACGGAAACCTTACACTTGTCGTACGTCATCTTCTATCTCCCGTTGCATTTGCTGAGGGTTTGTTACCCCTGTTTTGCGCTCTTGCACTTTCTTCTTTTTTATCTGTATCTTTTCCACCAGATACATTAGCGTTCTTACTACCCGGTCCACCTTCTAGTGGAGATGCCTTAACATCTTCAGAAGTTTCCATGTCGAGTTCTACAACCCCTTCAGGGTCAAGACCACGTTCTTCTCTTACTTCTCCCGGTGATAATACACCTTCAGATAAATATATCATATCAGTCTTAGCTTTAGTAAATGCATCTTCAATATTAACTTGGCGGAATCTAAATTTAGCTTCTCCATTTTCTAATTGAGGCATTAACTGAGCATTTAATGCTCCTTCTATTGCTGATTGTAAATAATTAACATATGGTTCGAAAATAGGTCTAGCTTTCTCTGGGTCTGTCCACATAGTTCGTGGAACTTTCAAAGACATGTGGATTTTATCTAAAAGGTCATCTGTATACTTACCATATTCAAATGCTCTCTGTGTACCACCTAGTTCTTTAATTTGTATATCATTACCGTGGATTATATCTTCGCCCGGTGCCAAATTATTAAATGCGTCAACTACTTCATTTATTTTATCTGGTCCATAAGGCATATCAGGTAAACCACAAGATATATCAAATCTAGATATTGCATATTTGTTTAATGCTGCACCTATATCTCTTTCTGCATAATCCTTTAAATCTATAAGATATATAATAGGATGTATATCAGATAATCCATATGCATAATCGTCAAATGGGTTATTTTTTAATTCTATTATCTCATCAGGTTCAAAACGTATGTTTTCTTTGTCATCACCTACTTCTTGATAATAATACATTATTTGTCCATGTTCATCTCTTTTAACAAACATGTTTTGGCTAGAACGAAGAATTAAATTGTCTCCGGTCCACTCCAAATATCCCGTACCAAAGATACGAGAGTTTCTTACCCAACCATATAGAATTTGTTCTATATTGATGTCTCTAAACATTTCTTCTACTTTTTCTCTTACATCGTCATCATCAGTTACTATATCAAAATTATCTTTAACTGCATAAAAACATGGAAGGTCGATTAAAGTTCTGACTATAGGGTCTTGAAGATATAAATTCATATAAGTACGTGGGGCACCTATATGGGGTTCATAGTCTCCTTTACCCATTGCCCCAAATCTATTGTTTTGAAGCTTTAATCTCTTTATTACACCCGCTCCGAAACTAACGGGGTCGTCCTTCTTGTAAGGGGGATTAGACCCTACACTAGCGAATCTCCTTCGCACTCTATCGATTATGGACATGGCTATCAACTATATATAAACCGCCATGAGTATTTAAAGTTTGTGCTATAATGGTATCCCTTTATTAATACCTGTTCTGCGCGCAGATGTAGTAAATACTCCAGTTTTTCCATAAGTTCGTGATTGTTTATGAAATCTTCGCGGTCCTCCTCTATTAGTAGAAGTAAAAGAAGCAGAAACAGGTAACATACTCAATGTAGCGTGTATACCCATAACAGAACTATCACAGTAATCATCATGTTTACCATCTGGTGCAGCTATCTTTTCGGTTTTATTAGCTGCGTCCATTGTATATTCTAAATCTCTATGTTCTGAATACCATTTCATTACTACTCTCTTAATAGGAGGTGGTAAGTTTTCAGGGTTGGGTACTTTAATCCTGTCTTGTTGTACATAAGAAACGTAATCTCTATAAATCTGGGTCTTAGAACCTCGTGGTCCTCCTGTAAAAACGAAAGGCATGAAATGTATTTGTGGACTGCTATTTATACAATCTATTCGGAGGTCTTGTTCAATCGCACCCCCAATACCAGTACAATCAACAATAAGCTTATCAGCAGACAACATAGTACAAACGTCAATGATACGTCGACGCTGATATGGTATGTCGTGTCCCCCACTTCTAGGATTAATCTCTTCAATGTATACCAATCTTGCGATATCTTCTCCACCATTATCCCCCACAGACTTTTCCCTTGACCATCCTGTAATAACAGTAGAATTGACAGATTTACCAACATCAACACCGACAGTGATGTTAGGAGGAAATATTCCACCCTCGATAATGGTATCTCGTGTCCACGGTTCGTATTCATCAAAACAATCCCTTAATTTTTCTGGATTAAATATGTTCGATACACTCTCTACAAACTCACACTCGTATTCTGTCCTCCAGTAGATAGAATCTTCTCCCCATTCAGTCATCTTATCTAACATTTCAACTTCAGTATAAGGCGCTGTATAAGCATTGCCCGGTTCAATCGCATCTCTCCATGTAAAGTGTAATCTAGTAAAAGTGGGTTCATACGCTTCATCGTACAAATACCTATACATGTGATTCTCTTTTGACTTTGGTGTACCTAAATTTATGAACGGGGCCTTATTTGAAACTATCGCTGGTTCTACGTTGTCTATGAATAATCTATCATCAATTAAAGGACTCTCATCTACAATACACATAGTAGGATGTTGTCCACGTATAGCTTGACCTTGGTTACTAGGCGCTAATGGAGCACGTCTCATCATAGTGCCCCCCTTCATGCGTATATGGGGCTTATTGTGAAATTTATAATTATCTACTAAGCTATCTAAAAACCTATTATCTTTAAAGTTTCTGTATACATATCCAAAGATTAATGCTGCTTGGTCCTCTGATGGAGCCAAAATAAATATTAAATCCCTAAATCTCTTAAAAAACATATAGATAGTTACTGCCACTGCTAAAGCAAACGATTTACCACTACCTCGTGGAGCTAAAATAGCTAATTTACGTTGTTTACCATGTTTAGGATGTGTTAATGACTTAACAATGATTTCTTCTTGTAGTGGTCTTAACTTTAAAGGTCTTTGTTTATTATCAATAAGATATGTGTCACAGAATGCTCTTACTAATTTGAGCATCTTCTCCTCACTATGTCTAGTCTTTTCGAATATATTCTCTAAGTTTCTTGTATCATGAGCTCCTTTACCTGTCAGAGCTGACTTCAGAGTCTTCGTTTCGTCCCTTATCACTGTCA